CGGGAAGCCTAGCCTCCCGCGCATTATTTTTAAAGAATGTACATAATAACTTTACATCTTAATTTATTATGTTCGTCAACACCTAAATATCTTTCGATATCACTCCCTTTTAGCATAACATCATCACCATTACATTTACCTGGTACAATGTTAACAAAATCTAATAATTGTGAATGGTTGTAATTTAATACAACTTTTAAATAATCTAAAACACTTGATAAATTGAACATAACCTTTATTGTTTTTAATCGCTCGATTCATTCGAACACGTGAAGATACGAAAGATATCCCGGGTAGCCAAGCCTCCCGCGCATTACTTTTAATTACTGTTAAAAATAAAAAATGGGGAAGCAACGCTTCCCCATAATTATTTATATGTAATCTTAATATTAAGTTGCTGATGCTGTTACTGTATCAACTGAAGTATAAGCTAAATTCAATTGTACTCCTGGATTGTTTGCAGTACTAAAAATCTCGGCACCATCTTCATTAATTGAAGATCCTTGTAATGTTAATATATCACCTGTAAGTTTATCTGCTGTTATTGTAAATGAACCACCTGTTGAAGTAGCACCAAACGAACCATCGGCAAATGTAATTATATCTGCTGGTGTCCAATTTTGACCTGCTACAACAGATGTTACACTTGTTATACCAGATGTTATATCATCATCTACTAATGTAATAATTGCTGCAGCTGAATCTTGTACATCTTTTGCTTGTAGTGTAATAACTAAATCACCTGATGCTGCTGTAAATCCTGCTGTTACTAAATCTGCGTTAGAAATTGTAAGCTGTTCTGTATTTACGTAACTTGTACCAATACCAACTACTAATACTGATGCTAAAGCACCTGCTCCATCACCTGTTATTGTAATTGTACCTCCATTTCCAGTACCTGATGTAGAAGTAATACCTACAGTAGCGGGACCTACTACATTTCCAATACTTGTTACTACTGATTGTGCTGTTAAATCAACACCCGTTACTAATTGTCCCGTTCCTAAAGCTCCTACTGGTATTGTTAATACTTCTCCTACTACATATCCTGAACCTGGAGTAGTTACTGTGATTCCGGTAATGGTTGGAGCATTTGTTCCTGTTGTAGTTACTGTTGCTACACCATTTACACCTACACCTGAAGTGGTAAAAGTAACACCTGTAGTAATTTTAGCAGCGGCATTTGTAATATTTGTTGTAATTGAAGTAAGTAAATCATCAGCTGCTGCTGATAAGCCACCTAAAGCACCTAATATTACATCAAATGTAGATGCGCTTCCTGAGAGGTTAGTTGTATAAGGTACAGCTGTATATGTACCAAATGTTGCATCTACTGGTTCTACAACTCCGGCTAAGCTCATTACTGTAACTGCTGGTAATACATTAGCAGCAATAGCTTCTAAATTATCATTAGCTGGTCCAGTGAAAGCAAAACGTAATATTTTACTATCTACCCCTGAAGTATATACAAAATTAATTGGAGATGTTGTTCCGTTACCTTGTTTACCATTTGTTACTGCAATAAATGGAATACCACCTGCTTTAATAGACACTGAGTCTGTAAATGTTACGTCTACAAAAGTAGTATAACCAGACATAGTAGTAATTGCTCCTGCAAAGACAACACTTTCAACTTTATTATCTAGGTTACCACCTTGATGCATCTCATTGTTTTGAGAGTTAAGTGACATTGACTGTAGAAATGCCTGTTGAGCTTGAAAATCGTCGTATTGTAACTGTTCAGTTAAATATTTTTTCTTTTGTTCTTGAAGAGTTAGATTTTTAATATCATTTCTCTTTAGGAATGATTGCCATTCTCCGGGTCCTTCTGGTGAAGCGTATAAAGCCATAATTAGTTGTTGTTATTTTATTTTGTTATAAATATGTAATTTTTCTTAACTGCGTACTTTTTTAGTAAAAACTTTAAAATTATTAATTATTTAGAGTAATTAGATGTTATTTTATTATAAATATTACACTTTTCTCTTTGATGTTGTTTGAAATGTAGAAGTGTATGGGGTTAATTTAGGATTTTCTAAATGGAACAATGCCTGAACATGACTAAATATTTCTAAATTTTCCTCTTGTGTACGAGGTGATTCATATACTTCCCAATTTTTACCTTTTAAACGTTTTCCCATTTTATCTTCACCTCTCGATTTAGATTTTAACCATAAAACTCCTACTCTATCAATTTTTTTACCATAACATTCTTCATAACACTGAGCATATAGTGCTCCTTGTAAATCATATGTTGTCTGTAAGTGATTAGATGTCTTAAAATCAATAATCCAACGTTCAGTTTTTCCATTAAATTCTAACTCACATACTAAATCACACGTTCCTGCAACTTGTATTTTATCTGAAAATAGGTGTACTTCCGCCTCTATTAATACAGGGTTATATGTTTCCCAGAAATCCACAAATCTTAAAAACATTTGCCAAACGTGGGCAGGCATTTTTGGATTGCCATCAGGATACAGAAATGTAATTTCTTTACCATTTAACCAATCTTCGATCATTTCGTGTACTTGTGTACCTTCTGCTGCTGCTTTCTTAACAATATGCTCAGAAGCATGTCCTACTTTTTTAAGCCAGTCTTCAAAATATTTACCTTTTGGATAAGTACTTAAAACATGAGTGATAGATGGATAATATTTACCATTTCGTCTATAATACCTAGAATCTGGCATTGTAACTTGCTGATAGTCATCCGAAATCTCTAGTAACCTTTTGTATGATTTTTTGATCATATAGCTAATTTTTGCTCCATTAAGTTATAATAGGTTAACGGAGTCGTGTTTTGTATTAATTTTGTGAAATTTTCGAAACCCATTTCACTCGGGTCCTTATCTTGTAAATCTACAAGATAGACTTCTTTACCTTCTGCCATTAATTTTTCGCAGAATTTTAAAGCTTGTTTGATTGCATCCCTATCTAATGCAATATAAATTTTATCTACTACAGATGTAACTATTTTTTTCATTAAACTACTCTGTATACTTTTCCCTAATAGTGGTATTGCGTTTCTTTTTATAGCAATAGCATCAAATAACCCCTCACATAAAATTACTGGTACATTCCAGTTAATTAAATGTTCATTAGGTATTATATCTCTACTTGCTGATGGGTTTCTGTATTTAATGTATGGGTCTTTTTCAAATGAGCGAGCTGTAAAGTAATTTAACCTACCATCTGCATCATATGTTGGAATTATGATCATATTTTTATATAATCCTTCCTTACAATAACCTATATTATATTTGATTATATCGTGTTTACTCACATGCCTATTATTTAGGTACGCAGTAGCGTGTCTAGCCATAATACCGCTTAAATCAACGTTATCTAGGCCAATAAACTCAGTTGGTAGCGCAACGCTAGATACGACTTGTGTTTCCTTAATGGATTTTGATGATTTAACTAAACTACCTAATTCAACAAACTTATCTGCTGCTGCCTTAACTTGTTTAAATAAATTATAAATTGTAGTACCTCTAGCATCACAAGCCCAACAATGCCAAGGATTTTTGCCTTCGCGATTCTCGGTTAAATTAACTTCTAATTTAGGTTTGTGGTGATGACATAATGGACAGCTATAGGCATAGTTGTTTCGAGCAGTTGCCTTGCCCGAACCTAATACCGAATTAACTAATGTAACTAATAACTGGTTTACCATAAATGGTAATATACGAATTTATTTATGTTCGTCCACGAAATCTTCAAAAGAAATATCATTTAAGTCTTTTGTAAAGAATTTACCTAAGATGTTATCATTAAAGAATTCATCTGGTTTTTCTAATACCTGATATATCATCTGGTATTTAATTTCAAAATATGTAAGTGATTTCTTTGTTGGTACACATTTTAGTATAGTACGTTCAAATTCATCTTTTTTACCTTCTAAGAGAAGTTGTTTAATATCTTTTTGGGAACCATAATAGTTTTTCCAATCCGATTCTTTAACTGATAATTTATATGAAGGGCGACGTCCAACTATTCCAGCTAAGGCTGCTAGTTCTTTTTTCCCTAATTTAACTTTTTTAGTAAATTGTAGTATTTTTTTTCCGATATATGATTTCCCAGAAGGTATGTGTTTGCAAATGTATACAAATCCGTATGTATTTTCTGGGAATTGAGTGATATCGACCATTTCATTGTCTTTGTAAGTCCAACTCATATGTCTATTTTTAATTAAATATAACTTATTTTGTTATAAATATTAAG